TTGCGCTCGATAATTTCGGCATTCTGGATGTCCTGCGCGCCGGGGTCCCAATAGAGGTCATTGGGCGCGATCCGCTCCCAACACATTTGCGGCACGGTCCGCAGGGTGGGTTGTTTGTTCTCCCAGACGAGCTTGGACACCATGCGGACCGTGGGTCCTTTGATGCAGGCGTAAGGGAAAAGGGCGATATCCACGAGGAACCGGGCGAGTGCCGAGTAGAACCCGCCTTCCTGCAGGATTTCGTCCATGCGGTTGCCGGCATTCTCGGCAGAGAGGCCGGCTTGGCGTTTGGCAGTCTGCTGCGCCGCGTGCATCAGCGCGAGATATTTGCCGTGTACCACCTCCGGGTCGGGCTGCTGGCCCTGGCCTGCGGCCTGGGCCGCCTGGGAGGCAACGATCTGGGCTATCGTCGCAGCCACCGCCGGCGGAATGTTCGGGTCCGGCTCGGGCTCGACGCTCCACGGGCGCTCGGCACCGAGGTACACGTCGCGCAGGAGAGAGGTCGCGCCCCGGCATTTCACCGCGACCAGGCGGCTGTAGACCATGGAGCCGCCGAAACGCTGGATTTCCATTAGTTTCTGCGGGTCGTACTGACCCTCGAACATGCGCTGGGCGCGCAGAAGCCGGTCGTTTATGGAATTCTGGTTCGAGTTGCGGTGGTCCCTGAAGGAGTACCAGCGCTGGCGGATATAGTTGCCGAGGTCGTCCGGCGGAATCTGTACCGGCTGATTACGCCTGTCATTTTCGGCGCGGTCCCGTGCCGCTAGTTCGTCGGGGGACACAACACGCAGAAATCCTGGCGCCGTCCTACGTCCGTAGACCGACGGCGACGAGGCGATCCCTCCGGGCTGCGCTGGCGGCAAAACACAGACCTACAAAAATACAGGCTTCGCAGATATACCATATCGGCTAATGGGCGCAAGGCACGAGGGTACATCTGGTGAGTGATAATTTCTTAGACCCGAACCCCGTCATCGACGACGCGCTGATCATGCGCCTGACCTATGACATCGCGACCGGCATCCACGAGGGGGCGGTGCTTGCTACCCGCTACGGCTTTGCCGATCTGGCGGCATTGCGCCGGTATTTGCTGAAGCACCCGCAGATCATCAGGAATGCGCAGAAAACCAAGGCGCTGGTGGATAGCGACGAGGGATCGGAAGCGCGGGTGCGGCTCAAGGCGATGCACGCCACCGAGGAGTTGATTCCAGCCACGGCCGGAATAGCGGCCGATCCCAGGATTGCTCCGCAGCAGCGGATCGACGCGTTCAAACAGCTCTCGCGGGTGTCGGGGCTGGATGCCGCAGCAGCGGCGAAGGCTGGCAGCGGCGGCCCCGCCTTCACGCTTAACATCCTGTTTCGCAAGAACCCTGCGGAGAAATTGGCATTTACTCCCGAGGTACCGCTGATTACCCCCGGAGTAACTTCGGACGATGGGGAAGATATGGATGAGGAGGTGTGATGGATTACCTACCGCCGCCTACCGTCGAAGAATTCATGCACGATCCCGCACGGATACGCGTCCTCGTCGGCCCGCTCGGGAGCGGCAAGACGATGGGATGTATTATGGAACTCATGCGGTGGGCATGCAGTCAACCACCTCACAACGGCGTACGATATACGCGATTTGCCCTAATCCGTAATACCTTACAGCAACTTCGCCAGACGGTGTTGAGTGATACGATGTCATACCTGCAAGGTATGGCCCACTATTACACGACCGATTCCACCATACAGTTCCGATTGACGTTGCCGGATGGCACGCGGCTGCATAGTGACTGGATGCTGTTGCCGTTGGATAGCAAGGAAGATGTTCGCAGGCTTCTGTCATTGCAGCTCACCGGTGCGTGGATTAACGAAATCCGGGAAGTCCCGTTCGACATCATACGTCCGTTGCTTGGGCGTTGCGGAAGATACCCCTCGAAGGCCGTAGGCGGGGCTGCGCGGCGCGGGATTATAGCCGACACAAACCCGTGGGACACGGATTCACCCTACCATGAGCGCATGGTTTTAAGCCCTCATCCTGCATGGAAACTATTTCAGCAACCCTCGGGGTTATCGGCGGATGCCGAAAATGTCGAAAACTTACCCGAAGGCTACTACGACGAGCTGATGAGCGACAAGGACCCCGACTGGTGCTCGGTGCATGTCGAGGCGCAGTGGGGGGTATCCAACGCGGGGCAGGCGGTGTTCCGCCGGACCTTTCACGCCCCGACCCACGTGAAGGACATGGGGCCGAGGGAGAGTGGTAGTCTTGTGGTTAACCCGCAACGGCCGGTCATGGTCGGCATGGACTTTGGTAGGACGCCCTGTGCGGTGATTGGGCAACATGACGCCTACGGCCGGGCGATAATCATGAAGGAAGTGGTAACAGAGTCGATGGGGTTGATCCAAATGATCGAGGAATACCTCAAACCGATTCTGACAAATATGCCATACGCCAATAAGCGAATATTCATCGTAGGCGATCCGGCAGGCGCTCAAAAATCACAATTAACCGAAGAAACCAATTTTGACGTTTTGAAGGAGGCCGGTTTTGTAGCCTATCCGGCATCTACCAATGCCGTCGAGCCCCGACTGTTGGCTGTAGACCGCCTTCTACGGCAAACTGTAGCCGGCGAGCCAGCGCTACAGATTTCCCGAGAGGGGTGCCCTACCCTGATATCGGCTTTGGGCAACAAGTACCGGTACCGGCGCAAACGCGACGGGCAAATGGAGGACCTACCGGAAAAACTACACCCGTGGTCGGACATCGTGGATGCCTTGCAGTATTTTTGCCTGGGTACCTCAATGAACCTGACCGGGCGGGTTCTGATGCGCGACAGGAGATACGCGGCGCGGCCCGCCGTCATGGAGCCGGTCTCGGCGGCGGGATGGACTTAATTTTAGCGGCGGCGATCCAACTAGTCGTCCTGCACCGGATCGACGGCGGCACGGTCACCGTCAACCCGGCGCAGGTTACTGCACTGCATCCGCCGGCAACCGGAAAACTGATCACCAAACCGGCGAACTGTGCGGTTTGGCTGACCGACGGCAAATTTCTGGCGGTGGTAGAATCCTGCGATCAGATTAAAGCCATGCTGGAAGCTGCCCCGCCCTGACGTTTGCGTTTGTATGGCGCCCGCACGTACTGCGGCACGACGAGATGGTCGGTTTTGCCGACAGCCCTGATCTCGTCGCTCGGTACAATCCAGCGTTTGCCGCGCACCTGCGGGGCACCACCTTCCCAAATGATCATCAGGTCGCTGGTGCGCTGGCGGCGCAACACGAGGTCGACGGTGGGGATAGACACCCCGACATGCTGGGCGACGGCGTGGCGGGTGGGAAATGGCTGCCGCTCTTCCCACAGGCGCACCATTAACGCCAACACCCGCGCCGTGGCGTTCGCCGGGCGCTGCGACCACGACTTGCCGCGCAGGTAGGCGGTTAATCGGTCAACCGCGACCGGATCGATTCTAGGCAGCAATTCCTCGTCGCCAGAGGGCCTATTCATCGGCGGCTACCTCACCACCAGGGAACTCGAACAGGCCACACTCGGCCTTGGAACAGCCCCGCCTGGGCGTTCCCATCGCCGGGGTGTCGAGGGGCCAGGGTCATTCCGGTCCTCAGAATAGCCGATGCCATAACGGAACGTACTATAGAACGGTTCCAATTACAAGATTATGACGATGTAGCCTGGGTTAATACCAGGAATGGCGGCCCACCCCCCTCTACCCACCTACCCGCGCCGACGTGTATTCGTCTGGACATGTATTCGCCTATAGGTTGAGACGCCAAAACACCGTTGCCGTGTGGGGAGTATAGGGGAGGCGGCGGGGCCCCCCGGCCGGCCTTGGACAAGTCCCCCTGGGGGGTAGGGGGGGCCTGGATATTTACTCCCGAAGTAACATCAACGCGCCAATTCATGCGGCTATTCTGACAAACGCCATTTAATGAGGGGCTTTTCCCTCGTTTATTGAGAGTAGACACAACGCCATGGCTAGAAGCTCACGGATACTGAAGAACGCCGCTGCGCAGGTAGCGGACAATGCCGCTATCGTAGCAGAGCAAAACGCGCAAGACGCGGTGAACAGCGTCATCATCACGAACATGCGCGAGTTTACGGTTGCGCAGGACAACGCGACCGAAGCCGCGCGGCTGGCACGCGAAGCGGGCATTGCGGTAGGCAACGTCAAGATTGCCATCATGTTGAAGCTCGCCGATGCGGCGAACCGGGGCAAGTACACGGCCGAGCAGATCAAAATCGGGCTTGATGCCGCGATGCTGGTCTGGGCCGGCAACGGGACCAAACTGAACGCTGAAGGCGTCGAGACGACGCCCGAGCAGCGTCTGAAGTCGCCCGTCGCACGCAAGCTGAGGAGCGAGTTCAACCTTGCCATGCTGCCGGAGGTTCGCGGCAAAGCGGCGCGAATTATCGAGAGCGCGGCTATCGCGTGGAAAGAGGAAGAAGCCCTTCCGGTCGCGGATCGCGTGCTACATGCGAAGTATTGGGACCGGCCGGCCGAGCTTCAGCTTGCGAACCTGCGGGCCGCAAAGCCGGTAACCGAGACGCGCGGTCGCGGCGCGGAAAAGATCACCGCGACTAAGCCGGGCGTAGTCCTTACGGACCGCGCTGCAATGGTAGCGGCTATCGCGCCCGCTCCGGTCGCCCCGCTCGATGCTGCCGCATCGCGCATCAACGCGATACTCGATGCTATCGACGCGCTGGCGGCGGACTACAAGTCGACGGAGCTACTCGCGCCGGTTCGCGAGTTGTTCAAGTCGACTGCAACGCCACCGGCGCTTATTGGCCGGCTGAACGCCATTGCGGCCGCACCGGCACCGGCACCGGCACCGGCACCGGCACCGGCACCGGCACCGGCACCGGCGCCCGCTGCTGATCCGGTTGACGGTGCGATTGATCCCGCGCTGTTCGCCCAGTTCGCGGCGTTCATGAAGCTCGCCCAGAAATAGCGCGAACCTTCCTACTTAGCCCCGGCGCGAAAGCGCCGGGGCTATTTTTTTGTCCGTTGTCAGACCGTCGCTATCCGCGACGGTCTATTTTTTTGGATGCGCCATAGGTGCGCTACGCGTGTTCTAGGACGGTGGGAATTTTACCCGCTACCCTACTACCTGAGAAACCATTAACCGTTGCTGGCAACGCTTACAGCCGATTTAAATACCAGTCTACCCGCCGAGCCTCCGGCAAGCCGACTAAAAATTCATTCAACATTTCTCCGGCCGCTGCATGGCCGTACGCGAGTATAGCGACGAGCAATCGTTCGCAGTCTTCATTTTTAATGCCGAGATCGAACATAACCCGTCGCACCTCAACGAACGCCTCAACGCGTGTCATTGGATTGCCTCCCAATTAAATCGCCAACAACGTTTATAGCCCAAAAACGGCAGGAACGCTAGACGAATTGATAATCACTATTATTCTCACCATTATTACTCCGGGAGTAATGCAGTCCCCGACGGGTTTTTGTCGTTGGATTGCGGCGCAGCCGATTTATTTCTGGGATCATTAGCCCCGACGGGCGTTTGTTTGTGTCCGAGTTTGCATTTATTCTGGAACGGTTCCTATTCCATAATACCTAGATAATCTCACTAAATCATTGAATAGACAGAATAATAATAATAATAATATATTTATAATAATAATGATCCCAATTATCCCAATTATCCCAGTAGTTTTCGGACAACACACCCTTGCTACGCGTGCGCCCCTCGTTGGATTGTGACCTGGGAGTGAGAGCAGGCCCTCTTAATTTGCGCTGGATGGAATGGTTTCATTGGAACGATTAGTAACGCATTGAATTGATTGCGCTTTTTATTTGCTAAACTATCCACGTCTATAATCATTCCAATTATGGCAGCCGAAAAATCATTTATCGTCGCGTTTGCGGTTCTAAATCCGTATTGTCGGCTGTTTTTCGCGCTTGACGCTCACTCGCTTCGGAGCTACAAAAAATTTGTAAAGACTGAATCGGGGCCAAAGGTCATGCGAAAAGAGCAGTTTACCATTCGCCTTCCGCAGCCTATTGCGGCCCTAATTTTCGATTTCATGGCGAAATACGGCATAAACATGTCGACGGCGCTCGTCATGATGATCGTTCAATGGGACGAACTGGTCAATAAACCCGCTACCGCGACGCCGCAGTCGGCAGCAAAGCCCAAAGGCAAGGAATTGCCCCCGGTCAAGGTTTGGGATGGCGATCCCTACCAAGACCCCGATTATTTTCCGCCTGAACAGCGCGCCGGATTGTATCGCGCTGAGCAGTGGTCGCCCAAGCGGATTCGCGAGCACGAGAACTTGGTGATGCGCAAATGGCCGCAAGCCGAGACCGTGTATGAGGCGGGGTTGGTACGCGAGGAATAGAGCTGAATTGAATGAATAAAGCCGAAGCCTACCGCCGAGTCCGCGCCCAAAGTCGGCAGTCGTCGCCCCGACACCACGATGCGCACGTCTGGTGCTGGATTTACCACAACTTGTTTAGCTCGGGTAGAAAATAGCACCTATCCAGGTTATTGGCCGGTCGTCGAGTTGGCGTCTGGCCAATTTCATAATATTTGTTCTGTAATCCATCATTTTATACTTGACAAATCGTACAAAGTATGCTATAATGCAAATAAAAATGGTCGAGCGTCCCAAAGGGGTCGATCCCTGGCAAACCCGTCTTACCGGCGGCAGGGATTACTCCGGGAGTAATTTGAGGAACCCGTCGAGAATAGTCTCGGCGGTTACACTAGAGTAGGTGACACAATGGTTACGATCTGGTTCAGGTTCTATGGCATTCACAAGATCGACATCGAAGGCATCGTCGAAGCCTGCATGGCATGGGACGCGCTATCATCGCAATTCAGCATGATGTCGTCGCGCCCATGTGACGGCGTCGCCTGCACCCACGAGTGCTGTGTTAGTATCGGTGACGACATGATCATCACCGACACCAACGGTGTCGTGACTGTCATCAAGCCGGAATGCGGCGAGAGCTGGTGACACTAAACCGACTGTCACTGCCGGTCACATGACCGGCAGTGACACTCATATACGGAGCTTGTGACACATGCTGACCGATGATGACATCACTACCATAGCGCAGGCGATAGAGCGCCTGCTAATGCAGTACGACGTACACTTCACCACTGACCGCTTCAACGCGCTGCACGACTTCGTGTCCGAGTTGGTCACTAGCATTATGGAGAACGGACAATGACACCCAAGCATGAGCCCAAGCCCATCATCGTGGGTGGCGTAGTGATACACCCAAGTGTCACCATCGAGCGCGTGATCGACGCCGTCCATCGGGAGATGGAGACCCTCGACAACCCCGGCTTCTGCATCGCCTGCGGTGAAGAAGCCGACGGCTGCGAGCCGGACGCGTCGTGTTACCGCTGCGATTACTGCGATGAGAAAGCAGTCTACGGCGCCGCCGAACTGCTGCTGTACATAGGCTAGTGTTACTTCGGGAGTAATCAACATGGAAGAAGTTGTTGTGACAATAATCTGCGTCGGCTTCGGCGTCGTCATTGGCGTGTGGTTAAAGACCGTTTGGGTAGACGGCGGCCGTCAAAACTATGAGTCCGCCGTCAGCGACTTAAAAGACGCGCGGCGCTGGCATCCCGCCGGGAGCGACGACGCTTGGCGGGTAGAAGACGCCGAGCGATATCTGGCCGAAGCCAAGTCGGCACTTGGCTACAAGCTGTGGTGCTGGCTGAATTAATACAACGAGGGCGGATACCATAGAACCCGCCAGGAGACCCGCCAGATGCCAGACAACGATCCGGGCCTATCCGGCCCGGCCATGACGATAACCTCGTCTGACGGCTCCCACGCAGCTTCCCTGACGCCATCTCCCGACGGGGATGGCGTTTGGGTGGTCATCCAGCGCGTCGTACCGCCCACCACCCGGATCGGGGCGTGGTTCCTGCGCTGCCCCTTCCACCTCGCGTGCACCAGCGTGCACGACCTCGTCTACCCACTGACCACGGAACACGAGTCGAGGCTCGCTTACGACCCCGACCTCCGGCGAGTGGTGTACTCCCGGAGTAACCCAAGTAACCGTAAGGATTGACACATATGAACACTACCAAATCACGTCGCATTCAGACCCTCGACGGGCTGCCGGTGTATGACGCCACCGAACCATTGTGGATCGAAGTAATCAAGGAAGACGTCAAGCCCAACCGTCGCAAGGACCCCGAACGCTGCGCGTTGGCCGCCGCCTGCACCCGCTCCCTCCACGTCGAGGCGCGGGCCTATCTGTCACGCCTGTACATCCGTCATGACGACCACTGGCTGCGCTACCAATTGCCGGAGGTAGTGCGCCAGGAGTTGTCGGCTTTTGATCGCGGCGGCGGGTTCTCGGAAGGCACCTACCGCGTTACGCCGCTGACCCCCAAGGCCCGGTCGGGTGGCCCATTACAGGGTGGCAAGGGC